CTTCAACATGAAGTTTGTTGTAGCCAAAAACTTGAGTTTTATCAAGGATTTTACTATTGATGTTATTAAGATAATTGCCTTGATAATTAACAGGTGTAAATGTATTTGTTTCGCCTGCCATCACATCCAAATAAAACCAAACGTACAAAGGCTTCGGAAAATCAACTCTAATGCTGGTTTCAGCAATTACATTGGTATTAAAAAATATATCCATGTAATTTGGCGCAACAACAATTTTCTTTAAGCCATAGACATACTTCAAATCAACTGCGTAATTGTGACCGTTCAACCTGAAACTATCATTGTCAATTGTTAGCATCCTAGTTTTTGAGCGATAAAATTTATGTGTTTTATTGCTTTTTATTTCCATTAGGTTTGACATGGATTCAATACCTGCCAATACTTCTGGTGTAACGGGAACTGCTTTTGTGGTTTCTGAAAAAAGGTTATCTTTCGGATAATTGACAACAGGAACATCTAATAAATGATACGTTGGAAGATTAAACGTGCCACTTATAAAAATTTGTGCAACAGGGACTTTGGGGGCTGCCATAACTACGCCATTTATCCAAAGCTCGAAATTCCCATCTACGCAAAGCAGTTTTATAGCTGCAAATGAATCGACTATATCAATTTCTTTTTCGTACAAGTTCCAATAAAAGTAAAAATTTTTGTTAAGCAGAAAAAGATTATTGCCTTTTCCTGTTTCTAACGTGATTGATGACAGCCTTTTATCCTCGGAGTTCAACCCTACCAATACCTTAATTTGCCAATTTGAAAATAACTGATACGAGCCGCCAACTTCGTCCAAATTTAATCCTTCGGGAAATTTCACTCTTGCTTCAAAACACCAATCATTACCGCGAACACTGAGATTTCTTCCAAAATCTTTGAATCTGAATCCAGTATATTCAGCTCCTTTTTCTTGGTGAACAAAGCCTTCAAATGCGTCATCGTTTGGCTTGTAAGAACTTAGTCTAGTATTTTGTATGCCATTAGTTACGCCGCCCGTATAAAAAATCCCTTTTTCATTATTCGCCTTGTTGCGAATCTCGATACCCGTTTCATCGCCTATGAAATGGCAAAGGAATTGCGTTTTATCAAACAGCGTGTCGCCGTCACCTTTGTTGTGAACAACGTGAAATCCAATTGCGGGGACTATGGAAATAACATCTACAAATTCAGATTTAAAATGTGGCGTTGGATTTTCAAATTTACCATGTACATCAATTCCAATTGTGCTTTTGAAATTTCGCGCTGGCAATTTTTGAAAAACAGATTGCAGCTCAATACTAATTACACTGACGACTTTAAAATTGATGACATTATCAACAAAATTCAAATCAGCAACATTTGAAGCGGGTTGTGCGTAAGTGGTGTCGAAGATAATGTCATTCATTTTTTAAACTCTAAGCAGTGATATTGTCAGAAATGGCAGCGTTATAAATGCCATTGCTATCATGTGAAACAACAAAGAAATTGAACCCAGCAGGGAGATTTGCAAACTGATAACGACCGACCGCATCACTCTTAACTTCATCAACCAGTTTGCCGTTGTCTTTGCGATACAGGCGAACTTTGCGCGATACAGGTACTTTGCCTTCTTTTGTCGTACCCGATACGGTTGCATTCCCGCTTGGAACAATCAATTCAACAGGCGTAGCACCAATGCGTTGTGGCAGCTTCTTTTGGATTTCGCCAGTGTAGCCGCCATTAACAAGACAGATGTCTTGCGATGTCATCTTAAAGCGCATCGCGCCGTTATCGCCAAGAGAGAACATTGGTGATTTTGATGCCAGCAAAAAACGCATAGCAGGATTGCCGTTGTTTGCCTGTAATTGCAGCAAATTTTCTGAAAGCATTGGCTTCGTTATGGACAATGAACCGCACTTTATTTTTGCTGATGTAATGAGCTTGCCAAACTTGCCGACAATCGGGTTCAATGCGCCACCTGTTTTTTGGTAGCGCGTATTAAGGAGGCGTACCGAGTAATCGGCAACAACAATCGCGGCAGGCATTACCAAAGCCCCTCGACGATGATGTGTAACTCGCCCGTGATTGCCGTGTTAGGTGAATCAGCCAAGCCAATTGATAAAATCGTTTGATTTGGGAACTCCGCCAAGCCCTTGTAATACGAGCCATGTCCTAATGGTCTATTGTGTAGCGGCTGCAAAATACCCTGCAAAATTCCTCGCGTGCCACCTTGAAAGATATAAAGAGGCGATACATTAAGAGAGTTGTCAATCGGTGACGGGAAGATGTCGCCACCATTACCAAGCCCTGTTGTAATGCCGCTACCAAACAAGCTAAATTGAACAGACCCGCCAATTTGAGTGAACGAGCGAGCATACCAACCACCCGTCGTTGTTGTTCTAAAGCCCGTCCATATTGTGCTATTTGTACCGCTTGACGCAATCAAAATACAGCCAAATGTATCTTCAAGCGTCATTTTTGATTTTGGATAACCGAATGCAAAACCAAAATAGTTGTTCGTTGACGTTACTGATGGATTGACGAAGAAATAAAACATATCGCCGTCAGCAACCAAAATCCAATTTTTTGGATTTGCGTCAGACGATTTTGGAATGGTGCAGACCGCCTGCTGAACAGTTGTTGGAAACGCTCTTTCCCCTGTTGTCGCGCCTGTCATAGCTTCAAAGCCACGCACGTTTGCAATGCCATTGTTGATTGCCGTCAATGAATCATCGACAGACAAATAACAGCGATTTGCAGTGTTTAACGCTGGGCGATAAGCCGCTTTATTGGCTTCGGCAAATTCCTTTACCCATTTTGCGCCTGCAACCTTAACGAGTGAACTTGCGTCAGGCGTACAAGTTGCTGACGTGGGGATGCCATTAAGTTTTATCGTTAAGCTGTTTGCAGTAACACTGGTAACATCAAACACGCCTGTGTATTGTTCGTCAGGCAATACAACTTCCAAACGCTGCAATTCACGAAAGCCGTGAGCCATATTAAATGTGATTGTTGCAACGTCACTTACAGATGTTACTGACGAGATTTTTGTACTGTCCCTTGTGCCATAACCATTGACTAGGCACGCATCGAAAACACCAATTAAGCTACCGATTGCATTAGTTAATTGTGGTGCGCCCACGTCGTCTGAACGAAAAAGCTGAACTTTGTTAGCCATTTTGAAAAACTCCAATTACATGATTTTGATTGACGGCGTAATGATATACGGCGTGTTTAGTGGTAATGCGACAGGCGATGCTGGGTCAGCTTCAATGCTTACAACATAATTAGGTGCTGTCTTTGTCGTGATTGCATACCCTACAATTTCAGCCGAAAACAACGCGCCTGTTGGTGTAAAGGTAATAGCAGGGCAATTTGCGACGGCATCCCCCGTTGTTGTAACAATCGACCAAGCACTGTCCAAAATATCTTCTGCCAAATAACCGCCCACGCTTGTTGGTTGCGATAAATCGGCTAAAACTTTGGCTGTTATATTGTCAGGATTTGTAAATAAGACCGCCTGTAATCCAGTTCCACGCGATGACATTTCATTTTTCAAAAGTAAATTCAAGAAAAATTCGGTGTTGCCTTTTGTTACTGGGTTGCAGGCTACATTTGCCGCCACAATGTAAGGTGTACCAGCCGTTAAGGTAACTGGTGCTACAGGGTCAGTTACAATGAAAAGAACTTTAGGGCTTGCACCTTTTGTCACAATTGCCGCGCCTTGAATTGCGCCCGTGTAACTCGCGCCGATTGGCGTAAAGGTTTGTTGAGGATAAGAAAAAACGCCATTTGCAACCGTCCAGTTCGCATCAACTAATGTTTTGCGAGCGTAGCTACCGCCTGTTGGTTCGGTTAAATCGACATACTTTGTTGCTTCACTTACAGTTAAATTTGTAAATAAAAGCAATTCTAAATTTGCAGGGCGAATAGAGCTGTCATTTTTGAATAACATTGAGGCAAACAAAGCCTCACCTTCATTTGTGAAAAACGCTTGTTGGACAGCCATGTTACACCGCCCAATTTATTGTGCATTTGTTGAGGGTGTAAATCTTGTCCTTTTCAATGTTTGCGCTGCCTTCAATCGTGGCATCACCACCGAATGCGGCAATTGAGCCGTCAATTCTTAGTGCCTCAGTTGAATTTCCACCAGCGTCAACCGCATTTGATTTAACACGCAACCATCCAGCAACGCCTGTTTCAAGTGCTTTGAATTGCCAAACTTGCGAACTGTCTTTATCGATTGTTTTGTCAGCAGCAACGGTTGCGAACTTCAAGCCGTTTGTCTGGCTGCCTGCTGTGAAAGGTAGTCCGCCAACTGTAACAACGCCTAATAGCGTCCCCTTAATGGGTGAATCTGCATTTGTTGGGCGTGAGCCTGTATAGATTTCAATGCAGCCATAATTTAATTCAGCGGCAATTGATTCGAGGGCTTTATTGATAAACCCTGTCGAGTAGTTGTAAGCCATTTGTAACCTCTTGTACGTCATCACGACGTTCTGTTTTTTGGAGGCTATAAGTTACATAGGGTTGAAGGCTCTTTTTTTTAAACGAAATTACTAAAATAGTTTAAAAAAACAATGTGACTAAACCCAATAAGATTGCGGCATATTATTTTTTTAGGAGTTTAGGCGTGGACTACTTGTCTAACATGGGAAACCAAAGAAAAAAACTTTCTAGCGGGGCGAATTCGTCAGTGCAAGGCGAGTTGGTCACACCTGCGCCTACGAATTACACAAAACCTAAAGCATTGCCTAACGAAACATTTATTGATGGTCAAAAGGCAAGTACCGCCGTTGGCAGACCAAATCCGCAGATTGGACAAACACAACAGGCATTACCCAAACCAAGTGCATTGAATGGTGAATTATTTACACAATCGCCTGCTAACTTTAAGCCAACGCCAGCTATTCAAAATCCCGCTATTGATGGTCAGGTTTCACGCCCTCTCGCAACGGTAAATAATCAAATAAAGACTACGCCACTAAATATAGGCTCTAGTTCGGCAATAAATGGCGAGCTGGTTACTTCAACGCCAACGGCATTTAAGCCAAGCCCTATGGGTCAAGGCTCTATTATTGATGGTCAGGTTTCACGTCAGCCATTAGCGGGAACTCAATCACTTACGCAGGCGGTTCAAAAACCACCAATGCCGCCGTATCAACCCACCGCGAATCCTGTTAATCAATATGGCGGAATGCCGCCTAATGGCAATGCAGGCAATGTAGGTAATGTAGGTGCATCGTCACCACCGCCGCCAGCTCAAAGTATCACAAGCAGATTAGCAGGCGGAATGAGTAGATTGTCTGCTGCAATGCCAGCGATTCAAGCAGGAATGAATGCCAGCAACATGATGAATCAAGAGGCTAATTTTGCTAAAAACATTCATGCGGGTTCAATTGCTGACCCGAATTTTGGAAATGAATTGATGGGTACTGCCCCGAAAAAAAGTTTTTCACGAACAAGCACACCTGCATCTAATCCAACAACAGAGAATGCAGCTATCGGTCGTGGAGGAATTCCAGTTGTACCAGAGCAATATATCAATTCACGCGCTGGAAAAATTGAGAATCCTGCTTACAGGCAATATATGGCAAGCCATCCACAACAAGCTGCTACACCTGCTAAAGCGGCAGTTCCACCAGCAAATCAAGCGGCAGTAAATCAAGCGACAGCACCGCAACAAGCTGTAAATCATACGCCGCCAAATTACAGCTTATCTGACCCCAAAAAAGCATTAGCAACCCACGCTGAAATTTTATTGAACGGTCAAACGCCAACACAACCTGACAACAGACCTAAGATGCCGACATCAATGAATGATGTTACAAGCGGTACTGGCTACATCAAGGGTGGCAATGGCGCATTCAAAAATGGAATGGGATTTATCCAAAATGAAAATGGCATGATGGGAAGTGACGGCAAGCAGCGTACACCGCAACGCGGTTTATCAATGCCTACTTCTGATAATCGCATGGACATTAACGTATTAGACAGATTAGAGGCGCAGCGTGCGTCAGGTGCAATTACTGCTGCACAAGCAGGAAAAATCTACACGCAATATCAAGAGCAAGCACAGGCAGATGCAATTCAAAAACTACCACTTGAGCAACGCGCACAAGCCGCAATGCAATTATCGGCGGGTCGCGGGAACGTTCAAGCCGCACAGGAATTGACGAATCAGCAACAAATTGAAGGGCAAAACGCCGTACAAAATCGCCAGCTTGCCAACACTGAAAAAACAACTGACCACACAATCAATAATCCAGTTCAGCAACTAGCCGAGCATAAGGCAGTACTTGAAATGATGGCAGCAAGCAAAGACCCCGCCGAAGCAGAACAGGGGAAACAAGGATTGGCGCAACTTGCCGCGCTTACTCCAACGCCGCTTGAAAAATTAAAAACAAAACAGTTTGACCCAACAACAGGATTACCGCTTGCTGAACAAGAAGAATTCGGCAATCCACTTACAGGTCAAATTTATAGTCGCGGCGAAAAAAGAAGCGTTGGTGGTGCGCCGCCAGAAGGTACAGAGGGAGTGCTAGATGGAAAGCGAGTAAGGGTAGTTCGCGGTCAACCTGTACCAATTTAACCAGTTACGCAGCCATGCGTTAAAAACAAAAAGCCCACATCGAATTAACAACGTGAGCTTTTTAGCTGCCTATTCGGCAGTGAACTTTAACGCTAGGGTTTTGAAAGCATCGCAACCACTGATTTTCTAAGCTGCTTATTCAGCAGATAACGGTTGTGATTATAACAGATTCGCAGTCATGCGTTAAATGACAAAACTTTTTTAACTTTCGCACCTATGCGTCAAATAGAAACAGGAAATTATGAGCGAAGAAATCAGCGATTACGATTTATTGATTCAAGACCACGAAGAAGCCGTGACACCACCAGACGATTCGGCAGTCGTCAAACCACCAGCGGAGAGTGTAATTCAGTCAACTGATACCACTGTCCCTAAGAGTGAATTTGAAGGTTTTGACGGTATCGCAACACCCGATGGAAAGCGCGTAATTCCATTTTCGCATCTTGACGAGAAAAACAAACAACTCGCGGAGGCGAATCAACGGTATCAAGATTTAGTTAATCAAATTGAAGCATTCAAGCAACAAGGACAGGGTGTAGCTACCCCTATCATTTCGCAAGATGCTTTAGACAAGTTAGCTGAACTTAGAGAGTACGACGAGGAAGCGGCAAATGTTTTTGAAAAAACGTTGCAAGACTTAGCCGCTGCCGCGCAACGTGCAAATCAACTTGAGCAGGCGGAACTTGCTAAACAGCAACAAACCGCCGCGCAAGAAGAAGCACAGCAACAGGCAATCATTGAAAGTTATCCGAATTTAAAGGCAATGCAACAAAACCCAGAGGCATGGGCGCAAGCTGGGAAAATTTACGATTCTTTTTATGAAAACCCTGTGACAGCGCAATTACCAGAAACGGAAAAAATTGCGAAGTTGAACGATGTTATGACTGCCATGTTAGGTGTGCCAGCGCAGCCGCAGGCAAAAGTAGCACCGCCAGCCGTAACTCCACAAGCTCAAATGCCGTTTAGTTTGAGCGACTTAGGCAGCGGCGTTATCCCGCCTGCAACAACAGGCTCAAAATCTGTTGAAGAAATGTCATCGTTTGAATTGCAAAAGTGGTTTGAAACGCATGATTACGATGATTTGCCAAACGCTTTTGGCTAAGAAGTAACAAGAATCGCACTGTCGTGATGACGGTGCTTAATCCCATTAGAACGTCGTGATGACGTGCGTAGAAGGAATTTTATTTATGGCTGTAATTATCCCAGCAGGTGATAAGGCGGCGACGAAAGTCTATTCGCCTTATTTGTTTAAGGGGGTGCAATCTGATTTAGGGTTCATGAAAATGAACACAGGAACACCGCCCAAAATTTCTGACCAAAATCAAACCGCGCAATCAAATTCTGGTGCGCCGATTGTAGTCAGTACCGATTTAGGTAAAGGCATTGCCGATACCATCCGATTCTCACTTGTCGATATTTTTGAAGGCAATCCGATTATGGGTGATGAGAACTTGCAAGGTAAGTTCATGTCAACAACCCAAAGCCATCAAGAAGTCCGAATTGACCAATCACGCTTTGCGATTGAATCAACAAAAATGACAGGCTTTAGAACGCCGCATGACTTACGCAAAATTGGCTTAGATGGCTTGTCTGCAATTTCGGCACGCCTTGAAAATCAACGTTGCTTAATTCACATGGCTGGTGCGCGTGGCTCGCAAGATTTGGCTGATTGGGCTGTACCGTTTCAAACGTCGCCAAAATTTAATCAAATTATGGTGAATCCTGTTTTAGCCCCCACTAAAAACCGTCATTTTTTTGCAGGCGGAAAATCAAAATTATCTGACTTAACAATCACTGATGTTCTGGGCTTGGATGACATTGGTACGCTTGGTGCAATGCTTATGGAATCTGAGATTCCTATGCGTTCTGCAACGTTTGAAGCTGATATGTGGGCTGCTAACAAGCCGCTTTATATCCTTTGGGTTTCGCGTCGTCAGTGGGAACTTATCAAACGTCCTACTGCGGCTATCGATTGGAATACCGCTGTCACTAATGCGATGAAGCGTTATGAAGGCGCAAAAGCCCACCCATTATTTACAGGTGAAGGTATCGTTTGGAACGGTATTTTAGTCAAGCCAATGGACAGATACGCAATTCGTTTCTTGCCTAATGACAAAGTTATCGTTGATGACGGCGGCATTGATGGCAAAAGCTACAATGAAGTATTTGATACGATTCCTAACATCAACAACTTCCACGTTGACCGTGCAATTTTAGTCGGCGCATCGGCGTTGATGAAAGCCTACGGCTCAGGTGGCAGTGGCGCGGCGCAATCGTGGAAGTATTTTGAAACATTAGGCGACCATGACAACAGACTTGAGCAATCAATGTCAGTCGTTGAAGGCGCGTCAAAAATTCGCTTCAAAATGAAAGGTGCTGACACCGATTTCGGTGTTGCTGTTATTGATAGCTACGCTCCACCGATGAATTCGGCTGAGTGGAATGCTGCTAAAAAGTTGGCATAAGGAGAATTGGAAATGGCTAATTTAACTTATCGCTCACCCACCATGAAAGATATGCAACACGGTGGTCAATACGGCAACACAGCGATTTGGGATGCAAAACTCCCTGTCGGCGGTGCAATCGGCTTAACATCAAAAACAGGCGATGTTGTTATCGTTGACTTTATGCGCTTGCCAGCAGGCACGACTGTTAATCAGGTTTCGTTTGTGAACACAGCCTATGGTGCTGGTACAAAAATCGACGTTGGCTTTCGATATGAAGATACAACGCAAACGATTCCAGCGAATAGTGCAACACCATCTGCAACCGCATTTATTTCGGCGCAAGATGTGAGCGCGGCAACAAGTGGATTAAAACCCATTATGCCATTGCATTTTTCAATTCCAGCAGTGGTTCAAGTTCGCTTTAGTGGTGCAACAGGTGAACAGATTAAAAAAGTTTCATCTGAGCTTTATATCGCTTTACAAGGAAAATCGGACGGTGCTTAACCTGTTGTGAAAACTCCCCGCGCTGATTCATTTTAGTGCGGGAATTTTTAAACAAAATTACTAAAATAGTTTAAAAATACGTTGTCATTTTAGTCATTACAATTTGCAAAAATTTACGGGTAAGGCTGAAAAGTGGCGACTAAAACTAAAAAAGAAGTTGAACAAGAAGTGATGCCGCAAGGCACGGCTTATTCTCACCTAACGCCAGAAGGATTGCACGATGAGTACATCCGCGTCATGGGAAAGTCAGCACAAGATTTGACCTTGCATCAAATGATTAACGAATTGATTTTTCAATTTGAATTACAAAAAACACTTACTTATCAAGATGAAGTTTATCAAGACCTTAATCCGCAAACATGATTGATTTAGTTAAATTCTCGCCATTCATATATCCTGCCTTGCCCGAAGTATCGGACATGGAATTTATATCGCATACGCGCCGTGCCTGTGTTGATTTTTGTCGCAATACATTTGTTTGGCAAGCCGACTTAGAGCCGATGGATTTATTAGATAAGCAAAATACTTATGCTTTATCGATTCCTGATAATTCTGAATTGGTGCGTATTATGCGCGTTGTTGTTGATAATGATGAATACACAGCAATCAACGATACGGTAGGCACATCATTTGGTTATGCGCCTTATTACGTTTCACATATTGCTGCAAAAGAAATTGACCTTGTTAAAACACCAATGCAAAACGTGGCGGCTGGGCTTCAAATCCGTGTTGCTCTAATGCCTAGTTACACGGCAATGGAAGTCCCAGAAATCCTATTTACGCGCTATGCAGAAGCGATTAGCTACGGTGCGCTAGGCAATTTGTGTGCAATGGCAGGTAGACCATTTAGTAATTTTGAAATGGCGAAACAATATCGTGAAGATTTTAGACACGCTATAAATTGCGCTACGTCAGAAGCCGCACATGGCTTTTCGCGTGCAACTTTCAACACGCAATCAGCTTACATCTAATGAGTATCGAAACGTTAGTTGAACACATCCGATTTCAAACAGACGATGTAGTTGTGCCATTCTTATTCAATGAATGGGTTATTGTTTCTTACATTGAAGAAGCTGAAAGGGAGGCGTGCCGTCGTCAAGCGTTACTTGTTGATATGCTTGAATTAGATGTTAAAAATCTTGATTGCAAAATTGAATTGCCGAAAAATATCGTTGCGATTACGCGGGTAAAAGTACGCTCTCAAAATAATTCGCTTTATCAAACAACGATTCGTGAGCTTGATATTTATAACGCTGGCTGGGAAAACCAATTGCCAGCAGAGCCGACCTACTATTTTGTAGACCAGCAAACGGCGCATTTGTCGGTTTATCCAAAATTCAGTCACGACGATAAACTTCAAATCACTGCATCACGAACACCTGCATCACTTTTGGAAATTAACGAGCGTTATCATTTGGCATTATGTGATTGGGCGTTATATCGTCTTTACAGTAAAAAGGATTCGATTATTTATGATTCTGTTAAAGCGGAAAATTTCTTAGCTTCATTTATCGGTAGCTTTGGCACACGCGCAGACCTTGAGAATGAAGCAGCAATGCAAAAAGGCGCGATGCAAAAGTATGAATTTGGACAAGTTAATCGCCCTGCGGGAACACCTAAAAAATGAAACGTAATTTATTTGCAACACCTGCGTTACAGCAAGATGTAACAAAAGTAGAAAAAGAAATAGATTTTTTACGTCAAGCCGAACTTTTTACAACTGAAAAAATTTTAATTGAAAGCTGCAAAATGTTATTGCCGAATAAACCAGATGGCGCGTTAGTTTTAAATATCGCTATGGTTTATGACGCTGATAATGTTGCTGAAATTTATGATGCAAATGCGATTGAAGAAGATGGAAAATTTTACGCTTATTTTGGTGAATGCGAAGAAGTTAATGGCTGTCATGGTGTTGTTTCTTACTTATCGCAGGTAACAGAATGATAGTTAGAAATTTTGCTTTTGCTGCATGGGCTATTGAAGAAAAAACACCTTTTTCAATATCAAATGGAATTCTTCACTTAGATGTTGATACGCAAACATTAGATAAATTATTGAAAGAATATAGAAAAACAACGTTTGCCACAGTGGCAAATCGTGTAAAAAAATTAAACCGCCTAGTCGCTGATTCAGCGAATGCTACTCTCAGTTGTCGGACTAAGTAACACCGTCATTTTATTATATTTTTGGAGTTCTCCTCATGTCACAAATTAAATTTAGTCAAAAAACCATTGCAGGCTTACCAGAAGCGTTAGAGGCATTATTATTACAAATCAACGCACAAGGTTCTGCTGGTTCAAGTGCTTTAACCGCTGCAATCAATGCTGAAATTGCAGCTCGTACTGCTGCTGATACAACTATCAGCAACTTGTTGGACACCGTAAATGGTGCATCAACCGTTGAAGGTTCATTTCGTAAAGCAATCGCTGACGTAATTGGTTCTGCACCAGAAGCGTTAAACACGTTAAAAGAAATTGCGGATTACATTGCTGTTAATCCTTCTGCAACGGTTGCTGATGCAATTAACGCGGCGATTGCAGCGGCAAATACAGCCGTTACAGATTTGACGGCTGCGTTTGAACGCGAAAAACAAACCTGCAATTATATGTTGGAAATGGCAACGTTGATGAATGATGTTAAATTCACCAGCACAGCCCCAATTACAGGCAGCACCTTTACATTTACTGCTGATGCAAAAATTACATCACAAGCGCATCTTAACATCCTAAATTTCGGAAAAACCCGCATTATCGATTTACTCAATGGTGTTGGTTATGATTTAGACACAACGCTTGATTTTGTTTACAGCGGCGATGACACTACTTCAAGCGTTATTACTTTCACAGCTTCAATCCCATCATATTTTGCAAGTGATATTGCTGCAATTACGAGTTATGGCGTTGAACTTCAATATACTCGCTCTTTATCCCCAGTAGCTTTGCGTGCTGAATTTAACTCGTAATAAAAACTAACTAGCCGCCTTGTCATTGAATGGCGAGGCGGCTTTTTTATAGGTAACTTGTTATGCAACACATCATTTCAAACACTGGCGTACCGTCCATGTCGCGCAATCACGCGCGGCATGACAGCACTTGGGTATCGTTTGACGGTAAAAGTCGCACTTGCAAAATTGGCAAATTTACTTACGATTGGACATACGATTCCATTGCAAGTGGAAAGTCATTTTTAGGAATTCAATCCCCTACCCCCGAATTCGCTTATAAAGATTATGCTGCTGGAGAATGTGAGTATTTTGGCGTTCAGTTCGGCAATGCTGAAACAAAAAGCAAATTGGTATCACCTGAGCCTGATTTACCTGACCCAATGCGCTTTAACGCAAACTGGCAAGGCGTTGATGGGAGCATGATTAGCTGGATTTCAAATGAAAACAACACAGGCGTTTCGAGTTCTACATTCGTGATGGTAGGCGGTCAATTTTATGATTTAGGAAAGCCGATATTAGGAGCAGCATTAAATCAGGGCTTTATATTAGCCATTCATTGTGAAGATGGCGTTGCGGTTTTTTGTGAGTACCAAATCAACAACGATGACAGCGTTACGAAACGCAAAGAAATTCCAATAACTTTGCCTGTGGACAGCGAACAGATAAGCGAATTAGAAGCGCAAAGACAAGCCATAGAAAATGAAACCGCGACAACAGAGGGTACGGCATTCGATGCCATTTACGCTCAAAACAAGGCGGCAACAGATAATTATGAAAAAGCGATGGCAGAATCAAGTATTTTCCAAGCGTTTAGGGCAGAGGGGCAGTATTCCATTGTCAACGGCAAGGTACATTTTTTTGAACTAGGTATATCAATGACGCTTGAGGAGGCAGATGCAGAGGTCGATTCAGTTATTGCAAAAATAAAATCAGGTGGCGGCGGATTGGAAAACATTGACAAGGTTTTCAACTGGTATGCCAATGCGCCAGCAGACGAACCGCTTGCAATTGGCAACATCATTAAAAGCCTAGACAGGACTGTTCAAGATAATGCCATTAGGGGAATGTCTGATGACGCTCTACGGGAGCATGATTTGGCTATTATCGCAAAGAACGGCTGCACTAGCTGGCAACACTCTTATAAAAAAAATGGATTTAGACGCTATTTAAACTCCAAGATAGAGGGGATTAAATCAGGGTATTTCATGCCAAACTACAGGGCTAGTTTTTCATTTGACTTAACAAAAGTGTTACTACACATAGGCTTTGAGGCGCGAACAATTCAATATAAAAACCAATTGTATTTTAATGTCAAAACATTATTGCCGTCTTGCTTTGGATTTGCGACATTTAGCCTTACTGGCGTAGAAAATTTTTCTTATTCGCTTTCACACGAAACATCAAAGTATTTTCCAGCGTGCGAAATGATTTTGTGGCGCGGAGCTGATGACGACGGTTCGGGTGATGAGGGGGGCAGATATGGCGACTTGCGATTATTCGAGGATGTTACATGGTTTGGGTCTTTGCACGGTATCCGCACGGAAATCTATGTAAATAGAGGCAGACTAAAAACAGACAACGCCTTTTTGTTTGCGGAATTGGTCGGCGACAAGCCAATGTGGTTATCAGCAAAGATTGACAGCGAAACCGTGTACGGATTTACGTTTAGAGAAGCATTCGACTACAGAACGCAAATAAATTGGAAGGAGGTGGTTTAATGCTATCAATAAAAAGCGATATGTCGGACAAGACCATCTTGTTTGGGTGGTCAAAATCAGATATTACACTAATGCTTTGCAGTGAAGATGGCGAAATGGAGATTAGCCAAAAAGTTCATCACGAATCAAAGCTCTCTAATTTTAAAGTCGCCATAAAGCCCTCCGCAGGATTGATTAACAAAGGCGAGGGTGTGTTATCCCAGCTATCAATCCACATTGACTACGTTGATTTGCGATGCAATTTTTCGGCTATTAGCGTATTTGAGTTTGATTACCACCACTTTTTGAGAAGGGAAGAAAAGAAGGTGCAAAGACAGGTGTTTTATTTAGGGATGCAAAAATCCGAGAGATACCTACCGTTTTTTAGTATGCTCACAGACAGTTACGAAACCGACAACTCGATTGCAAAGTTCACCAAGCCGCCAGCAGGGTCGGTCAGCTTTAGATTCGAGGGTTACATAGTTGGTATCGTGCAGGATATTTTTATCACACCGTCATTAGAACCTAGCCCTATATTCAACCATCGCCAATCAAGCTGCGCTTATGATGCCGCGTCAAGCAAAATGGTTTATTACATCAAGGGTGGATATGCGGGGACGTACAACGGGGACAGCTTAGTTAGCTTTTTTCCTGAAATATCAAATCAAATCGCTTTTTACTACATAGACATGGGCGGCTAAATGCAACCGATAGAGATTCAGAAATTTTTAGGCTTGCGAAATACAGTAAGCGAAGAACGTCAGCCGCTAGGCGCATTGACACACGCAGACAACATTCTAATTGATAACAGCGGCACAATTATTCGACGCAAGGGCAATGTGAAAATTGCGAGCGGTCAAATTAGTAGCAGCTACGGAACGCGCGACAATAGCGGGATTTATATTGTTGATGGCGGGAGCTTGTATTTATTTGACGGCGAAAAATTTACATTTCTTTGTGACGGAATGGGTGATGGCGTTGTACTTTGGTGTGAAGAATCAGCGAGCTTGGTTTTTGCACAATCAGAACAGCGTTTTGTTGCAGTATCAAATGGCACTGAAATTATCGACTTGGACATTCCTGTTGTGGATAACTCGACGATTGAAATAAAGGTTGGCGCGTTGCCGAAAATGAAAATTGGATTAGCAGCACAGTATGTCAGCAAAAAAACAGGATTACGGGGCGCATTATCAACCCCGCAAATCGTTGATGTTGATGACAATTCAAGCCTGCTGATAACTGTTCCACCGATTACTGATTACTACGTCAACTTGTATGGATTTTTTGAAAACAGTGGCGCGTGGTCGTTAATTGGTGAGTTCGACAACATCATTGTTATTTCGGACTATCCGCAAACCAACGAACCTGCTGACGATGCCTATTTTGATGTAGCAGGTATTCCAAGCGACGTTGTAGCGATGACATTTCACTTGGGTAAAATTGCTGTTGCAACGATTACAGAAAACAAAACGTCACTGATAACATTTAGCTCACCTAGCCTTTATCACTTATTCGATACAATAAACGTAATTGAAATTCCTGATTTAATCACGTCAATTGCATCGACAAAAGGGCATTTGTTAATCACTTGTATGCGTTCAATTTTTGCTTTTGACGGCGATAATTTACAGCGTATCGCTAACTATGGAACACCCGTTGGGCGACCGATTTGTTTATTGCCTGATGATTCGGCGTTAATTTGGACAAATCGCGGCGTGTGCAAATATCCTGAGTTTCAAAATATCACTGAAAACGTTTTTTCAGTCCCCGCAGGTTTTGGCTGCAATACGTCAATGATGGAAGTAGAAGGTAACAAGTTTTTAACCATTGCGACTGATGACTTGGGGTCGGCTTACAATGCGTCATTTAACGTTTAGGTGAGCAACCCAATCATAATTATCATCTTGCTTGCTACTGACATTGGTAGCTTTGCTGTGAGCATCGACAGGAAGCGCACCTTCATTGTCGCTCAAAAGGCTATAAATAAACGGCTGCGAAACGCCGTATTTTTGTGCTAAAAATCTAACATTCCCGCCGTTGTATTCGCTCAAAATAGCGTTGTTTCGCGCTGGCTTATCGCTAAATTCGGATAATTTAAAATAGATAGTTAGCCCCCTCCAACGCTTCAATAAATTTACCGTCAACAAACTAATTATACGCCCTGATATTTCTTCATTTAATCCAACGGCTTTTAACGTGCGTTCAATTTCTTGTTCAAGCTCTAAGATGTATTCTGATTTCGACATTTTTTATTTCACACTTAATAGGATTTCGTTATTGTTGAATGCGTTGCGGATAAAATTCACAAATAGCTGTAATTGGTCATGCTTGTTTATGTCATGGTGAACCTCGCTGTGGTGTGTGTGACAAAGTGGAATTGTTAAGCCGTCGCATTCTTTTGACCCCATGATTCCATTTCCAACCCCAATCAAATGATGAGCGTGATTTGGAGCTGGCATCATGCAAACGCAGCACGGTTTTGAGCGTACAAAATTAAGATATTTTTCACTGCGAAATGATTTAGGTTTTTTAATTTCAAACATCAAAATCCTTTTGATTTGGAAATGGGATTGCGATAAACATATTTTCTGCTGCGTATTGGCAAATCCATTCGCAGTATTCAAAAAAGCTAGGTACTTCTGGTCTTAATGGGTCGCGGTGAAAAGATGGCAATTTAGTTGTGCTTATTTTTTTCTTTAGCGTTAAGCCATGTAAATCTTTTGTTTCGATAACTAAAAACGTATCACCAAATGCTTCATGTAATTCTTCGTCCCCCGCTTGGTCAAGCCCCTGCTCATCGACAATCGTTTTTAATACAACTCCCCAATAATAATTATTTTGTGCAAGCGTTCTTAGCTTTGAAAACTTGTCGATATTAACCATCATGATAGGCTTTTTGGAAACATCGACATTCAAAATATGTTCAACACAGGCAGCTCTAACTTTTGAATCGTTTAGGACGAATTTCATAGTTCCCTCACTAAAACGTGCATCAATCCACCTTTAATAATTCCACAACGAACAACGGTTAAAATATCAATCTGAGAATCATCGACCCACAAACCAGCGTGGGTTATGGCATCGAGTGTTGACTTAATTCGATTATCAATATCGACACGTCGTTTATCACGCATAAGCAACTCAATTTTGACTTGTAAGCGACTTTCGAGCTTGAGATTGTGCAACTGCTTTTCTTTTACGATTTGAACGATTTTTTTGCGAAATTCAACGCCTTCTTTGGACATATAAACCATTGCCAGACGACCAACAACGCGATGTTTCCAAACATGATTCACTGACGGGGCGAGAGGTAGATTTTCTAAAAAAATATCCATTTAAAGCTCTTTTGCTGTCCAATAACCAGCAATAAAACCAACTATTAAAATCAGCATTCCAAACAAAGCACCGCCGATAAAATCATGAATACTCATATTTTTTACTCTCATAAATTGCCAGTGCTTCATTCCAAGCCTCTTTTTCAGATAATCCGCCGTCGAAGCGCATGATTGCTACGCGCTCCAAAAACTCGTAGTCATTGTCGTGTTCTTCGGGAATCGGTGTGTAGTGTTCTTCGTTCATTCACCACCTCCTACGCCTAAAAGTTTCAAAATTCCATCTGCTAATTTCTTCTGGCATCATCCAACTCCTTAGCGTCAGCTAATTCTTTTTGCAATGCTCGTTTTTTGAAATACTCTGCCTGAACTTTTCTTTTTCTATCTTCTTCTTCACTCAAATCAGATAAATATCCGCATTTTCCATAGTCATTCATTCCGAACCTCCTGCGAGTTCAAATTTTGCGAGGAAATGGTCGAGTTTGTTAAATTCTTCCTCATTGTGTCGCATAACAATCCCAACAGACTGTTCTGATACAAAGATTATTTTTACATCCTCGTCAAACTCTTTGTATTTCCAAACCTGCCCAACCTCAACTTTCGGTGCGGGGCGTTGTTCTTCAAAAATCAAGTCGCCTCTAACGGTCTGATGTTCTTTATTGCACCAGTCTAAAATTAAGCGACAATGAGTTGCCGATTTTGGAGCATCATTCCAATTAGGCGTAAGTTGCTGTGTTTTATACCATTCCTTGTAATCCTCAATGTCGTTTAGCTGTTGATTACTAAAGGGAAGCACAATGTTTTGAGTTTTGAGCCAGTCTTGAATCTTTTTGTGCCACCAACCACCTTCCAACTCTAATTCAATCTGTAACCGTTCAACCTGCTCATCACTAAGCCCTACAACTACAAGCTCTTGTGGGTTTTGCTCAAAAAATTCGGTAATTAACTTTTCAGTTCCACCAAAATTTGTGTGTAAATATCGAGCTAAATCACGCACTTTTTCTTTGTTCATCAATGCAAAACCTCATTCCCGTGTCGTTCAAAATGCGCTTGTTTAAGCAGTGCTTGTTCCTCTTGTGACAATTCCATCAACGCATCTTGAATCATCGCGTCACGGCGATTTCTTTCAGCTTCACGCGCTTGTTGTCGAGCAATTTCAATTTGCTTGTCTGCTTCATCAAAGTTTTGAAGGATTTCACTAATGCACTGCTTAGCAATACTTGATAAGCCGTTTGTATTCTTAGGTGCTTTTCCTGCAATTAAGCCTGTAACTGGATTATTGATTGAAGCGGGCGCAGGTAGCGATGCCAAAACATCTTTAGCATAACTTTGTGTTAATTCGCCACGCGCAACCGCTTCTTTAACAACTCGTTGCAAAATCAGTTGGTCAGTGCCTTTAGAGAGTGTTTTTACTACGGGAGTACCTCTAAGATTGCTTTCTGAAATCAATCGTGTGTAGGCAGCAATAAATGCCTTTTCTGCGGCAAAAAATTGTTTTTTAACATACAAATCCTCGGCAACATCCCATGCCGCTAACATTTCAGGCGTTACCATTGCGCTATCAGAACCTGTTTTTGGAAAACGCCCCCATGCCTCGGCAGGTTCTAGGTGCTTGTTTCCTGTGCCTTCGTTAATTATTTCGATAATGTCTGGGACTGTTGGGGCGAATCGTTGACGTTTCCCGTGCGCGGTTATTGCCGATAAAACAAGCTGAATTTTGTACTCGATTAGCATATCGAACGCGCGGCTTACGATTCTGTCGCTCGGAGTTTTATTACCTGCCGACATTTCACAAACATCAACCCATGCAGCATAAAAATCATCAAAGTCATTCGGTGTCATTTTTAGCCTCCGAGTAATGTTTTATTTGTGTTCACGACAAATGAATCAATTGCAGCTCCAGTATCCATGCTCGAATTTCTGGGTGGAACGTAAGTGGCTTTCTTTCTTTCGCTTGTCGCATTTGTAGTTGCATTGCTTCGTGTTGTCTTTTTAGCCATGTCGCGTAATTCAAATTTTTGATTGTTCTTTGCCCACGTTCTCGCTTTTGAATACCAGTCAACGATTTGCGTATTGCCTAATTTCCAGCCTGTAGCGGTGTAGTAATCTACGAAAGCTTCGGCTTCATCCATTGACAACATCAAACACATTGCTGCCCAGTAATTGAAAACGTCTTGCGCCAAAGGTGGCACGAAATCCGCTACGCACGCGCCCGCGTTATTCACGGCTTTTTGTTGTTTATTATTTTTGTTTATTATTTCTGTTTTGTAAGCATTTGGTGCAGACGGTTCTATTTCTGGTGCAGACGGTTCAGCATCTTGTGCAACAGGCACAGAAATAGGCGATTCGTCTTTTAAAACTTCCTCCTCATTGGGCAAATCTCGAAACTTGATTTCTTTTTCAAATTTCAAAATGTAGGAGTTGCTTGTTTGCCCACCATCTTTTCTAAATTGATTTTCAACCTCAATTAAACCAGCCGCTTTTAACAAAGTAATTTGATTTGTGGCGGCACGAATTGACATCCCACATTCTTTTGCCAATGTTTTAACAGAAGGGAAGCACGCGCCAGTTTCGGGACTAGAACGGTTTGCCATCATCAATAAAACGATTTTTTGCATTGCTGGCAATTCTTGTTTAACTGCCCATGTCATAGCTTGAAAGCTCATCTTTAAATTCCTGTTCGTTGCGGTTATAATTTCCGCGTATTAAAAAAACTGCTCTTAGCCCGAAGGTGTCCAATCACCAACGGGCTTTTTTATTACTTACGATTTTTAGCATTGGCGATGACTTTGTTAATGTCATCTAATGCGTCGCTTACATCATCACGAATGTTCAACCATTGTTTGTAGTCGATTTCTTCATTTTCTTTTCCTGCCATAACAAATTTACGCAAGCTGACAACTTTGTTACTAATACGTTTTGCCGTTGGAATTTTGGCGAGTAATCGTTTAATTTCCATTTCAGTAACCGTTTCGCCTAATTGCTCACGTTCTTTGACAATTAGCTTTACTTCTTCTGAGGCATTCAAAATTCTGATAGCTGCACTCAAACTAGAGCTTGCAGGATATTCACCTGTGGTAAGAAAGTAGCGTGCAAGTGCCATGTAGTTTTTTCTGACCGTGCTAGATAATTCGCAATTTTCAGTTGACCACCTTCCCCATTCGCCTTCGGGAATTTGTTTTTTTGCGTCAATCAAACGCATACCAACTTTAACTGCGCTTTCTAATGCAACGCGGTGTGTTCTCTCATGTTCTGCGACCAAAGACTTAATTTCATTGTTTAAACTTTCAAAATCCATATATCACCCTTTTAATTGCTCATTTGCGCCGTCACCGAAAGCCGCGCATGACAAAACAATGTCATATTCATTTTGTAAGCGTTCTGTACCGATGCTTTCAAAAAGTTCGCCTAAATCAGCTAATGGAATCCCACCAACTGGCAGCGACACTTTGAAAACTATTTTTTTCTTATCACCCATCACTCCCCCTCAATTCGGTCTTAGTTGTTGCGGCGTTATTTCGCCGTTTTCTGTTACAAAAATATATCTGGGCGGATTTCATGCCGTGTTACCGCGCCATCGGTTGCCTTTTCAATTTTTACTGCCGATGAAGCACTAATTGGCATCTCTTTATTTACCCATTTACATACAGCTTGTTGTGTAACCCCTATTTTTTTAGCTGCTTTTTTTTGACCACCCAGCAAATCAACTACCAATGCAATTATATCCATAATAAAAACCAAAAGTTAAAAACTTTAAATATATTACAACTCTTAGTTGTTCATTGCAAACTAAACGATGTTTGAGAATTACAACTAATGGTTGTAGTATTTTGTCAAAGGTGTATATTTCAAATGAACCATATTTTTTAATGGAGTTACTAACATGACTATGGGAAAAAGAATTGAATCGGCTCGTGAAAGTCTTGGTTACAAGCAACATGATTTGGCTGAAAAAATGGGGATTTCGCAACAGGCAATAGAAAAAATAGAAAATGGAAAAACTAAAATGCCGCGCGATATTGACAAAATGGCAAAGATTTTAAAAGTTAGTGTTGAGTGGTTAATTACAGGTGAATCCATGCCAATAAATCCATTGCAAAACGAAAAAGAAAGCAAGGAGAATAAATCAGTAATTGAGCTAATGAATTTTTTAACCGAATCACAAAAGCAATCTGCTATTGATTTTATTAAGCGTTTGAAAGAGCAAAACGACCAAGTTTTTAATGAATTAAGCGATAAAATGACAACACAGAGAAGAATTGAAAATCTTTATTCTAATAATAAAGGCAATGGTAACCACGCGCACGTTTGAGAATTTAAAATGAATGTAAAACCAGAACAAGCGGCGGAATGGCTTTATAACTTGATGGCAGAAAAGCGGTGGTTAATTTCTGAAAAAGCGATTGAGCCGACGTTAATCACTGAGCCAATGTTTCAAGAAATGGTCGAATTTTTCAGGGTATTTGAAAAGCACGGCGCGGATGACTGGCAAGGTGTTAGTCAATCCGCGCGTGCAACAACGGCAACGATACTAGGTGATTTTATGATTAAACTGACTGGGGGATATTTTGAAGGTCAGGCGTGGAAGGTGAAGCGTTCTTTGTCTGACAATCAGAAGATTTTGCAGATAATTTTGCAAGAAATTCAGGAAACGAATCACCCATCTGTAGCGATTCATTGATGGCATTTAGGGTGGCGTTAATTTTTTCGATGTTGTTCATGATGATGTCCAAAAAAGCGAGTGTTTAATTATGACAGAAAACTTTAAAACAACACCCACGCGCACGTCTAGGAAATGATGACAGCGATACCATTAACAAAAAGAGATAGCATTACAGCAGAAATTAACGCTATTGCTAAAAAGTTTGGTGTGATTGATGATTTTTCAATGACAAGAATTGGAAATCAAATAGAATCGCTGTCAATAACAAATTATGCCGCTTCTTGTTTTTGTTGGATGATGCTTTATGGCGCGAAAGGTGATAAAGAAAACTTTCTGAACTATCAAAAGTTATCTGAGCAGCATGGATTCACTAATGTTGAAGATTTTTTAAATTATGCAGTTGGATTTGCAAATGTTGGACTTGTGTTTGATGCTCTGAACTATGCCAAGAATGCACATAACTGTTTGCAAACATTAGATTCTTTGATTTTTCTTAGGTCTTTGACTTATGATGCAGGTAGATTCATAGAATCGCTTGATTATTTTGCCGAGATAAAGAAAATGAAAGCAACTAATGGTATTGAAATAAAAAAGACAGAAGAAATTGTTGTTTTTATGAAAGAAAACAACCTTTCTGACGATGACGTTTCATCTATTGTAATGATTGCAGAAGATATTTTGCAAAAAAATGATATAAAAATACAGTTATCGTCATGCTATCCGTTCCGTGAATACGATGAAGAATGCCTTGTGATTGATTATGCGGTCAATTCAACACCTAAAAAAGCTGCTTATTTAAACGTGGAATTGGCTGATAAAATGGCGAGAACCATAACGAATGCGAATATCATCAGCAAGGTTTCATGCAGTTTTATTGGAGCAGTTCATTGAATCCGATTGATTTTCTTGGTTCTGCAAAACAAGAAATAACGCTTGGCGATGAAGTGAATTTTAGAAATTCAATTAGTCGAGCCTATTACGCCGCGTACCATCATGCCTTGTCGCTTGATAAGTTAATTCAAAATCATAGTGGAATTGAAGCAGGCGGCGTACACAAACAATTCATTTCAAAATTATATAACTGCCCATCATCAGCAACGAATTTTGACCAATCGGAAATAGTTTCAATTGGGATTCTGCTTAAAATGTCGCATCGACGACGAATTACGGCAGATTACAAACTTAAAGAATCTGTTGGTAAAAATGTTGCAGAAACGCAATTGTGCGAAACAGAAGAAATTATTGAAAAGATAGGAAATTTATAAACCCGAAACCTAACGGAATCGGGTTTTTTAATGCTATTATTTTGAAAAATTCACTCACTTAACTATAGAAAAATGAAAAGAGATTGGGAAGTTATCCGAAAAATTTTACTCAAAATTGAAGAATTACCGACCGAAGATAGCACGTTTAGTTCGCATGAATTAGAAGGCATAGACAATGCAATTGTTGCCTTTCAAATGCGCTTAATGCTGGATTCGGGATTGATTGAAGGCAGTTGTCGTGATGCCATTGGAGGCGCACCTTATTGCCATGCGTTCCGTTTAACGTGGGCAGGATGTGAATTTTTAGACGCAATTCGCCGTGATACGGTTTGGAATGAAATCAAAAAACAGGCAAAAACAAAAACAGTAGATTTGCCTATCGGTATTATCAATTCTGTTGCAAAAGTGTTGATTGAAGGTCTTATGACCTAAAACTAAATCCTACTCTCTGACCCGCCCTAATCTAGCGGGTTTTTTAATGCCTACTACCAAGCCGCGAAAGCGGTTTTTTTGTGCCTGAAATTCGGGTGGGGATTTTTTTTAGGAAAAATAACAACTAAAAGTTAAGTTTTTTTTGACTTTACAACTTTTGGTTGTTATCATTTAACCCATCGAAGCAACCCGCTTCAAAGTTCTTTAAAAACTAAATTTCAAAGTTTCAATCGGTTGGTTCATTGGTTTGCTCCGCTAAAAAAGTTGCTGCTTGCATACAGTGAATACTTTTTCCAGTGAATCAAACCGATTGGAAT